TTTGTGGATTTAATTCCCACCAATTACCTGATTTACAAGAAATCATTTCGTTATCATCTGCAGAAAATAAACTTATTAATGCTGCTCTACGAATACCACCTGCCAAAACTGCATCTGCAATATGACAAACAATATCATGAACTTCAATCGCAGTAAGTTTATCACCATCATTTTTAGAATCTAATACTTTTTTAATATTGTGTATACAATCTTTTAATGGTTGAGGACCTGGAGCTTTACCACCAGAAGTTACTAATAACGCACCCTTATGTCTGATGTCAGAAAAATCAAATGTCGGTGTTGATGACTTAACACCTAAATATGATTCAACCAAAAGTTTAATTGCGTCTGCCCATCCCTCAATAGAATCACTGATTAGATACCTTCTTTTTCTATCGGGATTAGGTTTTCTAATTTCAGGTAATTTTTCAACATGATGTTTTTGTACTGAATATCCTACTCCAGTTCCACCTAATAAAAGGAACATAGTTTCAGAAAACGCATCAACATGATCAATAGGTAAATATGCACAATTATATACCCTATTTGGAGAAATTTCAATAGGCTTACCTCCAAATTGTAAACTTCTCATTGAAGGTAAAATCTTTTTATCATAAACTAATTCATATACTTCCTCAATATCATCTTTAATATGAGGATATTTTTTTTGGTGCATTTCTTTATTTCTAGTAACCAATTCTTCCCATGTTTCTCTTCTGTTTTTTTCAGGTAGATACTTGGCGTATTTCATGTAAACAGTAATGTCGGATAAAATCCTATTTGTTAATTCCATTTTTAAATTTTTTTTAATTTTTTATTTATTAATTTTTGGTGTGTAAATTTCCATATGACTTATTGTTTAAACCATTATATCTTTTTAAAATCTACTTTAATTGAAATTTTCTCTTTTTTTATTTAAAGTATCCTGTATAAATGAAGAATCCTTTTTCTTAGATAATTTATCATGTTCTAATAAAGTAACATCTCTACTATCACTAGTGTCAATAACTAACGTTCCATTATCAAATAAGATGTCTTCAAATACAACACCATCTTTACCAAATCTAGATTTAAGTATGGCTAAAGTTGCTCGTCCCTCTTCTTTCTGTTCTAATGTTTTAGCTGCGGATAAAATAAAGTGTCCGATTTGTCCTTTCTTAATAGAACCACCCATCATATGAGCTTCCACTAAATCTGCACCTATTGAACTTCTATTACCTTGAACTGCAGTCCAACCAGCGACATCTAATTCAGAAATCATAGTTTCGAATTGTCTCATTACATTTCCTTCACCACTATATTCATCTTTAAATTGTTTAGTCGGTTGAACACAATCAATATAATCAAGGAATATAATATCAGGTTTTATACCGTTAGATATTAATTTTCTAAGATATTGTCTAATATGTGGTATTGTAGTACCATCACTAGGCATTTTCTTTAAAATTAAATTTCCTGATGTATTTTGGAAATTAGATAACTTTTGTTCAACTTCTTCTTTTCTATCACTAAGTTCACCTAAAGGTACTTCTGTAAAACAAGTAAAATGTTTTCTTTGAATTACCTTCGGGTTATCCTCAAAAAATATTTGAACAACATTTTTACCCATTTTATAGGCGGTGTTCGCCATTCTAGTCATTAATGTAGTTTTACCTACACCAAATGCCGCTAAAATAACACCTAACTCACCTTTGGATAAACCTCCACCCATTAAGTTATCTATCCCCACTAACCCAGTAGGTATAGGACTCCTAAAATCATCTGACAAAACATCTTCAATTGCATGAAAAATATCAACACTATCGTCTTTTTCAGTACCTACAGTTATAGCTTGTTTAACAATTTCCTCACACTCATCGTAACGATCAAAATCTCCCGTATCTAAGATTTTTTGAATTTTTAAAGTAGCCTTCTTAAGTTCCTGTTGCTTACAGAATTTAATGGCAACGTCTTGTGTGTGTAAACAATCTTTATTATCTGAATCTTTAACCTCTTTAATTAACTCATTTGCCGATTCTCTCGTAATTTCTCTTCTTACTTCTGTTTTTATAAGGTTAAATATGGTTTCATAAGACGGTATGGTCTCATACTTTTCATAATAGTTCTTAACACTAGCAACAATCAATCTCATATACTCATTATCAAAATAATTTGGATCGATTATAGAAATAATACTCTCCGAAAATTTTTGATCTTCTACCAATTGTTTTACTAGTTTTACTTGGAAACTGTATCCCAAATACCCTAAATTAGAACTTTCATTTTTTGACATAACTTTTTTTAGATTTGTTTATTAATAAATATATGACTTAACTCATAACCGCAGTAATTTTTTGTATAATTTTTTTGCCCCATTCCTATTTGGATAGTATCGATGATTTTTGGAATTATTTTTCTTATGTCCACATCATATCTTACTTTAGGTGGGAAATCATTTCCAGTGAAAATCTTCTCAATTATTACTTTACCATCTAACTTAATTTGGAAGGTGAAGAAGTCTTCATTTTCATATATATCTTTTACCTCTGTATTTTCATCACTATTCTCCACAAAATAATTGTAATACTTATAAAGGTATTCATATGTATTATTTTTGAAGTGTAATTTAATTACATCAACAACATCGTCTATAATATCTCTCAACTCTATCGAATTAACACAATCTCTGTTAAAATTTTTGATTGGGAAATTTCTACCTACTATTGGATTCCCATTAATCATAAACAAAAATTCATATGGGTAACTTTGATAACTCTTTTTCGTAACTGCATTCATAACTGTATTCATTTTAAACTATTATAATATTTTTTTTCTTTTTTAATTAACGATAAAAATGGTTGTAAAAAATTTATATACCCATCTTGTCCTCCAGGTATCGCCATCATTAAACCATCTTCCATCATCATCTTTATCACGTTTTTTATTTCTCTACCTTCAGGATCAATTGTTGTGGACATTAAATAATCTATATCAGATTTTGTGTTTTCAGTTATTAAAGGTTCACTCAGATCAATTAATTTTTCATTAACTTCAAAAATTTTGTCTTTTTGGATACCTTTAGTCACTCTATTTATAATATTGTCCAACGATTTTAAATTACTTTTTCTTTCCTTTTGTATATATTCAATCTTACTAAAAATATACTCCAAAGTCAAAGTTTTTTCTTTAATTTCAGGAAAAAATTTAAATAGGGTTTTTTCACTTACACCTGTGATTCCTTTTATGTTATCACTAGTGTCACCAGATATAATTTTAATTAATTTTAGATTACTATAATGATGGTTGAAGTGTTCTAAATAGTTATCTTTCGTCACTATCTTTTTAAGGTTAATTAGGTATATTGCAACCCTCTCACCTATTAACTGACACATATCTCTATCATTAGTCATTATAACAACTTTCTCATCTTCTGAGATGTTCTTTACATAATAACCTATTAAATCATCTGCTTCGACAATATCATCACTGTACTGTCTTATAAACAATTCTTCACAATAAAATTTTACTCTTTCTTTCTGTAGATATAAATCTAGTTCAGATGGTGGTTGATCAACATAAAAATCTTTTTCCCTATTTAATTTATAATCTTTATAAATTTCATATCTCAACCTTCCACTAAATTGACCGTCCCAAAAAACATAAACTTTATCAAATTTATATTCATTCATCATTTTTCTTAACATAGTAAGGAATTGAAAAATTCCACCTATATGGGTATCTTTATGGTAAAGATCTTTAGCCCCATAATAGGCGGTTTTAATCAATGAATCTCCATCCACTAATAAAGTTTTTTGAAACGTACTTTCTCTTTTACTTGGGATTTTCACAAACCATCATTTAATGGTTAAACAATCAAACATCTGAGTAGTCAACAGGTGAATCTATAAATCCTTCTTCTACTACGTCAAAAGATACATCATCACCGAAGCCTTCAAATACTTCTGCCCAATAATCTTTATTTTCAGTTTTGTAGTCATCTATAGCCTTTTTATCATCTTCGATAAAACCATGTGTAGTTGCCAATATTTTATTATCTGCGTAACCCAAACCATTCATATGATTTTTATGGATACCTACTTTAGTTCTAATTGCGAAGTTGACTTTTCTACCTTTATTGGTTGCAGATAATTTAGATACACTAGCACTTTTTTGGTTTCCAAATAAGAATACCAATGCACAAGATAAATAAATTGAATTTCCACCTTTTGGTTGAATTGTAGGTTGTCCGAATGGATTATCAGGTATTGCTACCCAAGGTTGGTTCACAAATATCATTGTATTTGTATATGGATAACTTTCTTTTCTTGATGATGTAATTCTCTGAGCCAATCCCATACCCCATTTTTCAGAAATAACTCTAGCAGTATGTTGATTACCTCCCTTACCCTCAAAACTCATTTGACAAGGTATAGTTCCTATTGAGTCCCATAAAAATACGATATCATAAGGGATTTCACCATTCTTTTGTGCGTTTAATACTTCATTAACATATTCAAATGCTTGTTCTATAAAATCAAAACCTAATTTATATAACAAAAATCCATCCCAATACGCACTTACCTCACCTGTTTTCTCATCTACTTCTTCAATATACTCAGTTTCTAACCCCATTTGTTTGGCGTGTTCAAAACTAAATTTTTGTTCTGTAATAATAAAAACAGGTAGGATTCCTTTTTTCTGTGCATCTACTGCACTCTTAATTAAGGCAGTAGTTTTTCCTGTGTCAGAATGTCCTAATAACATATTAATCTGACCCATAGCTGGTCCTGGTAATCCAGTTGACTTCTGAAAGGCTTCACCTAGATCAAAGTACTTTTGTTCTTTGTACTTATCACTAGATGAAAATTTCTTTCTTATAGAAGAGAATTCAGATACTTTTTTCTTTAATGGTGTCTTAGCCATAGTTTATAATTAAAATGGTAATTCATCATCATCCTCATCCAAACTAGTTGGTGCGAAATCATCCTCATCATCATCATCATCTGATGCATCTTGACTCACCAAATCTTTTGATTTAAATGTTTCCGATTTCATCATGTTGATCTCTTCACTCAAAGAGGCAGTTTCTTTTTCCTCTTTATCTTCTTCCGCAACAAATTTCTTTTGTTCAGAATCCCAAATAGGTGTTTTATTTGTCGCCACAATATCTAAGTACTCTTGTGGTTTTTTAGAATACACATCTCTATGTGTCTCTACATTACCAAACCACACATTCGCCTTTTCTTTGTCAGTAGTTAAAATAGAAACATCGTCAGCCATAATAGAATTTACAACACTGTGTTGTTTATCATTTCTACCTGTAGTCATTAGTAAATCTCTACCTTCTCTAGGATCACTAATATCACCTTTAAGTTTAAAAAGTGGTATGATTTTATCCATAATACCGTCACCAGTATATTTATGTTTAAATCTCCAAAACTTAACCCCATCTTCCTCGTTATCTCTATCAATTCCTTTTACTACATAGAATTTTCTAGCGATAAACTCCTTTGCCAATTTTTTAGCTCTCTCAGAACCATCTTCGTAAAGGGCATCTTTTGCTTCACATAAAGGACAGTGTTCACCATCGTTTAAATGACTACAATAAATCTTTTCCCATTTACCATTAACTTGTTTTTCATGATAATATACCTCGGTGAAAGGACTATTTCCATCTTTGTTAGGTAAAATCCTAAACCTTTTTGTTTGTGACTTAACACCTTTCGGTAATTTTTCACTGAAATACTTCTTCAGTCTGTCTTCACTAGACATCTTAGTAGTAGTTTTTTTATCTTCAGTATTTTTTTCGTACTGGGATAAAATTGCATCTAAAGTTTTACTCATTTTTTCTTTTTTAATGATTAATAATATATAAATATACTCATTTTTTATCCGAAAGTCAATACTCTATAGAAAAATAAAAATAAAAAAACCCCACTTTGTTAGTGAGGTTCTTAAATTTTTTCAATTTTGTTTAGTCTTCTTCCTTATCTTTATAATTAAAAGAACTTTTTATTTCATTCCTATCAAAATTTTCTACATCACTTTGTCTTAGAACATATTCTTCTTCGTTTTCTTCAGTGGCTTCATAACCTTCTTTGTCTTTCCAAAAATCTGTTAATTTTACACTATATGGGAATGATTGCATAGATCTCATTTCTAATCTTTCTACTGGAGTAGGATTTCTTTTTTCAATTTCCTTTTCTAAAGTTTCTATTTTATCAATTACTTTATCCATACCAGATACTTGATTTTCAAGATCTGTTAATTTTGTTAATAATTCATCCATTTTAGTACTAACTCCTTCAACTGAAGTTTTTGTTGCTTCTGTATTATCAACAATATCTGTGACATCTACCTCTACTGTATCTTCACCAGATTCAACTTCTGTATCGGCAAATTCATCTTCAATCTCCACATCCTCTTCTTCACCTTCTTCTGGTTCTTTATCAGTTTTGGTATCTCCTTCAGGTGCAGGTGTTTCTGTTTTTGATTCGGCTCCAGGTGCGGGTGGTGGGGGTGGAGGTGTTGTAGTCTCTTCATCCGCCACATCCATAAATGGATCATCACCAGCAGGATCTTGTTCAGTTAAAAAAGAATCATCAAGTAATAAATCACCATTCTCATCTTTTTCCTTATCTTCAGGAACATAAAAAATATATTCTAAAAGTTGTTTATATCTTT